GATAAAAAGTTGAAATCCGCCTATAAGTACGGTAAATAGCCTTATATGGCTAACATCGCAATCTACGGCTCGCATAATGGCGCTATTGCCTTGGAAAATAATGGTGAATATCACGTTATTGAATTTGAACGGTTTTTTAATGTAAAGAATATCGGTCTAGCACAATACAAGCCTCTTCGGTATAGAGAAGAGGCTGTTTATGCAATGTTAGACTATATCGATAAGGAACTAGGGTTTAAAGCTCCTTTCGATAACATGATTCATATTAATACTGAATGTGTTCATGACGATATTACCTACAGTTACAAGGATTATATTCCTGCTAAAAACGTTTATGAAGGTTGGCACCACCATGCACATGCAAGTGGATCTTTCTATCAATCTGATTTTAAACAGGCCTTAATTTTTAGTTTCGACGGCGGTGGTAATGATGGTTTTTTCAACATCTTTTTAGCCGATAGAAAAAATGGTGTTACATATCTTGATAAAACCAACCCCGCCGATCGAACTAAATACGACTTCGACTTTGGATTTCCTTATATGTGTTTTGCACACTTCTGCAAAGACATTAAACAGGAATGGATTTCTGACGGTAACTTAGTTTACAGTGGTAAGATCATGGGTCTCTGTAATTTTGGTAAAAGTAGAGATGAATGGTTACCTCACTTCAAGAAATTTTACTATGCTAAACCAGATGGTGAAAATTATGTTAGATATCTTAAGGAATATATTGGTGATCCATGTGGTTTGGTGTTTGATGAAAACAATAGACTTGAAGGTCAGTTGAGTTGGGACGTTGCAGCCACATCTCAAAAGGCTTTTGAAGAGTGTTTTTATGAAGTAGCTAAACCTTATTTAGACAAATATGAGTTACCTATTATCATTACTGGTGGGTGCGGCCTTAACATATTACTTAGCACTGATTTACGACAGCGTTATCCTGAACGGGGTGTCTTCGTGGCTCCTAACACTAATGATTGTGGAATTGCTGTTGGGTTATTGGCCGGTTTTAATAAACCCGATACTCCTATTGATATTACATACGGTGGTACGGAACTAATCGATAAAAATACCTACCCTGCTTGGATTGAAAGTAACGTTGCTAAGCCAGTTACATTTAATGCCATTGTTAGTGAACTATGTAGTGGTAAAATCTTTGGAGTTGCAAGAGGTCGTTGTGAACATGGTCCTAGAGCTCTTGGTAACAGATCAATCATCTGTAATCCAGCCTTCCCTGAGATGAAAGATATTCTTAACCATAAAGTTAAGCATAGGGAATGGTACAGGCCATTTGCCCCGGTATGTAGACTAGAAGATGCATCTAAGTACTTTGAATGGGAAGGTGAATCAAAACACATGTTGTATTGCCCTAGGGTAAGACCTGAATGGCAAGATAAGCTTTCATCTATTACCCATATTGACGGTACTGCAAGACTTCAAACAGTAACAAGAGAACAAAATGAATGGTTGTATGACCTTCTTACCGAATTTGAAAAGAAAGCTGGACATGGAGTTCTTCTTAATACTTCATTTAATATTGCAGGTAAACCAATTCTCAATACTATTGCCGATGCTATGTGGGTGTTAGAACATTCACAAATGGATTATCTCATTATTGAAGATTTTTACTATGGTAAACATTGGTAATAGTTCTATAATATAGCATATGAGTGAAAGAAAACTACGTAGAGCTGTAATGCCATTTAGTGGTGGTATGGATAGTGCTGTTATGCTTAACATGGCTCAAACAGCACATGATGAATTATATTGTATTACTTTTGATTACGGTCAACGTCATAAGCGTGAGATCGAATGTGCTAAAACTCAAATTGAACACAATGAAGTAAGATCATTTAGTCACTCGTTCGAGTTTCATCGTATCTATCATAAGATTATTGATGTTTCGTTTATTAAGGAACTTGCAACAACTAGTTCACTTACTAATACTGATATTGATAACCCTGATGTTAAAGATATGGTTGGTGAGGCTCAACCAGTGAGTTATGTACCTTTTAGGAACCAATTGTTTCTAAGTATTGCATGTGCTTATGCTGAGTCTATTGGTGCTGATACTGTATATCACGGTGCTACCCAAGTTGATAGTCTTGCTGGTTACTGGGATGGTAGTCCTGAATTCCAAGATAGTTTCAATAAATTGATTAGTCTTAATAGGCAGAATCAAATTACAGTTAAATGCCCGTTAATTAACCTTAGTAAAAAAGACATTATTCTATCTGGTATTAGTAACAGGGTAGATTTTGGTGAAACATATACGTGTTATAGTGGTGATGAAATTGCTGATGCAACTACACCAAGTAGTGCATTACGTATTAAGGGTTTTTGTGATGCTGGTTATATTGACCCTCAACCATATAAGCAAGATCTTACATCATTATGGGAAGAGCATGACTGTAAGCCATGCCCTACTGGATTCTTTTTACAAAAAGGAGGTACTAGAGGTTAATAGTCCTCTAAATCGTCGTCCTGATATTCGGACATATCATCATCGGGACGATCATCAATTTCATCATACTCCGTGTCCATAGAAGCGGTGGGATCAACATAATCAGCAGTAGTTGGTTCCACCGCTTCGCCACCCTTAATGTTAATTTCGTCTAAGTAACCGTCAGCTATCATTCCACCTAAAAGTACTTCTGCTTCTTTTTTATCCATTCCTGTTTTAGTAAGAAACTCCATTATGTCTTTAGCTTTTGCTGAATCGTCTGCTTCAACATACCTTACAACATCACGTTGGGCTGTGTTTAATCTTTCTTCGTATGATTTATCAGCAACTTTAAATTCTCTGTTACCAAGTTTAACTTTACTACTGGTTTTTTCTTTACGCTGTCTTGTTGCTCTTGATCTTATACCCGAACCTTTACCTTTTAACCTCATCATAATTTCATAATATGATTCAGGTCTTTCTTCTCCCGTATCCGGGTCTACGACAGTTTTACGTTCTCTATCTTTGTATTGTTTTTTACGTCCTTCTTCAATGGACTGCATATACGATTCAAATAGAAATTGATTTTCTCTGTCTTTCATTATTATTATTTAATATATGTGTGCAATATTTGGTACAAAAAATAAAGAACAATTCGATTCATTATATGAACTAAATCATAAACGTGGTGGGTTTGCGTTTAGTGTAGTTTTTAGGAACAAAGACGGTAAATTTATGACTACTAAAGGTCGTGAATATATCAAACCACTAAGTAATGCAAAGTATATTCTAGCCCATGATCAAGCTCCTACTTCTTCAGTTCGTTTATATGATTACCGTACTTCTCACCCGTTTGTTTGTGGTGAGTGGGTAGTAGCACATAATGGTGTATTAACAAATCATAAGGAACTGTTAAAAGAACATAATTGTGATGTTGATAGTAGTTATATACCTGCTCTTCTTGATAAGGAGACTAAAGGAGAAGTAACTTCTATTGAAAATGTGTGTAGTTTATTAGAAGGTACATTTGCATGTTGGATAATTAATAAATCAAGTGGTAACATTTACTTAGTTAAACAAGGTAGTACGTTATTTTATGATGGCACTACATTTTCATCAGTAAAATTTACTGGTAGTTATGCATTGAGAGACGGGGTTGTTTATCTTGTTGAAGATACAATTGCTCCAATTGGTAAGTTTAAAAGTAACAGTCCTTTTGCATTGATATAGACAGCTACTTTATAAAATATTTTATATGAAGAGAGCACTCGTATGCGGTGGAGGTGGTTTCATTGGAAGTCACCTCGTTTCCCGTCTTAAAGAAGAAGGGTACTGGGTTAGAGCAGTAGACCTTAAGGAACCAGAATTTTCAACAACCAAAGCTGATGAATTTGTTGGTGGTGATTTAACAGATTATAATTTTGTTCGTGAAATAATTGTAACTGGTGATTATTTCCATAAACCACCTATTCAATATAGAGAGCAGTTCGATGAAATCTATCAACTTGCTGCTGATATGGGTGGCGCTGGTTATATTTTTACTGGTGAAAACGATGCTAATGTTATGCAGAACTCAGCATCTATTAACTTAAATATATTAAAGGCTGTAGATGAGTCGAACCTGTTTTTTCGATCTGATTGGTATCATGAGGCACGTTTAGAACACACTTCTTACGAACCTATTAATACTAAAATTTTCTACAGTAGCTCAGCGTGTATGTACCCTGAACATAACCAATTAGACCCGGAGAACCCTAACTGTGAAGAAAGTTCCGCATACCCGGCCAACCCAGATAGTGAATATGGATGGGAAAAGCTATTTAGCGAAAGGTTATACCTTGCTTATAATCGGAATAGGGGTATACCCGTTCGTATTGCACGTTTTCACAATATTTTCGGACCTGAAGGTACATGGAAAGGTGGAAGAGAAAAAGCCCCAGCAGCACTATGTAGAAAGTTTGCCCAAGCCGAATCAGGAGACACCATAGAAGTGTGGGGTGACGGTGAACAAACACGGTCTTTCTTGTATGTTCATGAGTGTGTTGAAGGTATACGTCGTTTAATGGAGTCAGACTTTACCGGTCCAGTTAATATTGGTTCAGATGAGATGGTAACTATTAATAAAATGGTTGAATACCTTAAATCCATTAGTGGTAAATCACTTAAAACGGTACATAAGTTAGATGCACCGACTGGGGTACGTGGAAGAAACAGTGATAATAACCTTATCCAAGAAAAGCTTGGTTGGTCACCTAATTTTGCATTAAAGGAAGGCTTGCGACTTACTTATAGTTGGATTCTTGAACAAGTAAAACTTGATAAACAAGAGGCATAAGTATATAATCGTCTACGTATATGAGTAGACAAACGTTAGACTTAGATTATTTCGAAAAAGTCGTGGTTTACAAGAGTCTTACTGATGACCGTTACTTGGCATCAGTTATAGACCATGTGCAACCACGATTTTTTACTGATGAAAGCTTTAAACGTGTATTTACGTTAATTACGTCTTTCTTTCAAAAGAGATTTACCGTACCTACTAAGACAGAGATATTATCTTTCTGTAATACACCTGAACTTAAGGAAGATTTCAAGAACACCGTTAAGAAGATAAAAGACATTGATAAAAACTTAAATGTTGACGAGTTATATCAAAATACGGAACGGTTTCTTAAAGAAAAGTCAGTTTACCATACAATGACTGATGTGGCTGATGATTGTTCTAAAGGTGATATTAACCCAGCATCTATTTTTGATAAGTTTGAGAAGTGTTGTAGTATTAATCTATCAGTAGATACAGGGTTTGACTTCTTACGATCGTATTCACGGTTAATTGAAGACCTTAAGACTGAAGAACCAACTATATCATCGGGTTGGCAGTGGTTAGATAATAAGCTAGACGGTGGGTTCCTTGAGAATGGTAGGTCTATTTACATATTTGCTGGTGAAACTAACGTTGGTAAGTCAATTGTGTTAGGTAACATAGCATGTAACATAGCTAAACAAGGTAAAACGGTACTATTGGTTAGTCTTGAGATGTCTGAAATGGTTTATGCTAAGAGATTAGCTGGTAACTTAACGGGTATTGAAGTTAATAACCTTAGATATGAATTACCTCAGTTAGAAGATAAGTTACAATCATTTATTACTAATAACCCAACTAGTAGATTGTTAATTAAGGAGTTTCCACCTAGTACTATTACGCCTTCCCAATTAGGTGCCTTTATCAAGAAGATACAACAGAATGGGGTTGAGTTAGATGCTATTGTACTTGATTATGTTAACTTAATGCACTCACCAATGGGTAATAACAGCTATGAAAGAGTTAAAATAGCCACAGAACAAGTACGTGCCTTGTCATATCAGTATAACTGCCCAGTTATTACTGCAACACAGTTAAATAGGTCAGGTTATGATAAGGAAGACCCTAGTCTTGATACTATCGGTGAGAGTATGGGGTTGGCAATGGGTGCTGATGCTATCTTTTCCGTATTTCAGAAAGAAGAAGATAGGGACTTAGACATCATTCGTATGGGTGTCATGAAGAACCGTTTCGGACCTAATCATGGTACTAGTGAGTTTAGTATTCATTACCCAACTCTTACTATTAGTGATGGTGATATACATGATATTGGTAGTACATCGGCTGATGTTATATCAGTCATGGATGGGTTAGGTAAATAGTTGAAGAAATGATGTTTATTACTAATTATTCTTAATGTCTGGTAGGTGTTATGTATTTACTGATGCTGATTTAGATGGTGTTGGTAGTTTTATGGTTAGTAGGTGGTTAAAGGGTATAACATCCTTTACCACAACAACTCATAAACACTTTAGAGAAGATTTTGTTAGGTGGTTGTCGTCTAATAAGCTTTCCGACTATGAAAAAGTCTATATATTCGACATCAACGTTGCTGAACATTTTGATTTACTTGATCATCCTAACGTTAACGTTATTGATCACCATAATGGTAAAGATGGTTACGTAAATTTTAAAAAAGCTACGTTGGTGCTCGACCAAGACTTTAGTTCTACTACTAAATTAGTACTTAAAACATTTCTTCGTGAAGATCCTTCCTTAAGTTCCAAGTTAACTCATCAAATAGCCAAGTTTGTTAACCTTGTGGATGATTATGATAGCTATAAATTAGCTTTACCTGATAGTATTGGTCTTAATAACGTGTTATGGTCGTATACCGGTAACCGGGTTACTAAGTTCTTAGAAGAGTTTAGTTTAGGCTTTAATGGTTTCAGTACGTTCCATAAAAATATGATAGCTATTGCTGAAAAGAAGGTACAAGACACGGTCAACACAGTTGATACATTCATGATTAACTTTCCTATAGATGGAAAGGAACGTAAAGTGGTGTGTATTCAATGTGATCATAACATTAATGAAGTAGCTTATGAGGTTTTAAAGAAACATAACGCGGATATTTGTTTAGTTGTTAATTTAAAATCAAAAAGTGTAAGTTTTAGAAAGTCAAAGTCATGTAACGTTAACCTTTCTAAGTTAGCTAACAAGTTATGTGATGGTGGAGGTCATTCTGACTCAGCAGGTGGAGCAGTTAATGAAAAGTTTCTTAAATTAAGTAAGATGTTTACTAAAATATGAAAATCTCAAGTAACAACCCTTTAGAAAACACGTATGTTAAAGAGACAACTCATACGTTTATGGGGTTTTGTTCCTTTATTTCTATTTTACATAACAAAAAAATAAATTTACCTAACATCTTTATAATGCTACTCAAAGATAGAAAGCTTAGAACATTTTTTAAAGAACTTTTAGACATTGATACCGATTATGAATTCGTTCAAATGTTTTTATTCTTTGATCCCTCTCTTCATAAAAGCAAATACATAATGAAGTATGTCAATAGTAGGAGAAAAAACTTGATATTGTAGAGTTTATCTTTATTATTGACTTAATGACTGACTTTGAAAAGTTAATTTATAATCGACATCTTGCTGAAACTAGATCTAGTCAAGGTAAACCTTTTAAACTAAGACAAAACTTCGATAAAATTGACGAGTCAACAAAAGTATACCTTACCCGCTTATCAAACTTCTTTAATAAGCATAAAAATATTAACATAAATAAATTTTTTAGAGCTCCATTTAAAATATACAAAGACAAACCTCATCTTGGGCTTGATTTTTATCTAAGTATGAAAGCAGTCAAGCTTTATCGAGAGTATATCAATTCAATTAACAGGCAATCTCCAGATTCAGATGATGCTAAATTAGGTTTTAAACAATCTATGGAGTTTGTTATCAAGTTTTGCAAAGATAAACAAATAAAGTTTTCTGATTATGTTAATTTCAAGGAGGAAAATGCAATGAATTCGTTTTTTGAGCATTTAAAACACGGAAAAGTTACATTACTTTTCCTTTTTATGTACCCATCTTTTGAACTGCAACTTAAAACCGTAGACGTTGAAATGAGACAACATATTTTAGGTGATATATTCAATGATATATCCAATATGAGGGTTAAATTTTACAATTGTTCAGAACAAACCAAAGGTATATTCAAAAAACATTTTGATAATGCCGTAAAAGTAATGGGTTGATTTAAAATCGGTTTCTTCTATAATTAATTTTGTAAGGTGACGAGTGTTACCTATACGAAAAATAACGAAATAAAAACTAAAACTAAACTAAAATGACAAATATTAATACATTATTCGAAAGCATCAAAGGTTCTATGGAAAAAGCAACTGGACAATCAACCAGAGGTCAGTTTCTTAGGACAGAAGTAGGTAATACATACACTGTTAGGTTGATTCCTAACGTTAAAGACCCAGCTAAGACATTCTTCCATTACTATACACATGGATGGACGTCGTTTGCAACTGGTCAGTACGTTAATCACATCAGTCCTAATACGTGGGGTGAACGTGATCCTATTGCATAAACAAGGTATAGGTTGTCTAAGACTGGTTCTGAAGAAGAAAAGTCAAAGGCATCATCTATTCTTCGTCGTGAAAACTGGATGGTCAATGTGCTTGTTATAAATGACCCGGTTAACCCTGATAATAATGGTACAATTAAGTTGCTTCGCTTTGGTAGACAGTTGCATAAGATCATTATGGAGGCTATGCAAGGTGAAGAAGCTGAAGATTTCGGTCCTCGTATCTTTGACGTTGCTAATGGCTGTGATTTTCGTATCAAAGTTGAGAAGCAAGGTGATTACCCTACCTATGTTTCATCTAAATTCGGTATGCCTAAGACACTCACCACTGATTATGATGGTGGTGCTGATGCAATTCATAACGATGCATTTGATCTTGAGTCAGTCTTTACAGTAAAATCGTACGATGAACTAAAAGAAGTGTTGAACGAGCATTTTTACTGTGTAAGTAATGATGAAGAAGCTAGTACCGCTACAAGTCCGGTTGCTGCAGCAGCAGTAGTAACTGAAAGTGTTGCAGCAGTCACAAAAACAGTGACTGATTCACCTGTAGAAACTAAATCTACTGATGAAGACATTGATGACTTGTTGGCAAGTCTAGGTGACCTATCATCATAACATGTCTGAAGAACGTACAAATGTAAATTACGACGCGGTTAGTCCGGCTCCAACAGGGCCGGGCAACCCTTACGATGATGCCTTAGCTTTTCGTTCACTATTAGGGGCTGTTCACGGTGAATTTGATAGAATGGTGAATCATAACATGGTGTCAGAATCAAAAACCCTACAAAAAGTAAATGGTAAAGCCATTTTAGAAAAGGGAGTAAAAGAATTAATGGGTAAACAACAACCTGTTAATCAAATACCACAACATGTTGATCAACAAATAGCCCAACAACAACCTATTCCTCAGCCAGCTCCTCAAATTCAAGCTGATCCACAACCAGTTCCTGTAGTACAACCTGCTGTAGATCCAAATCAACTTGAATTAAACTTTGATAAGTCTGCAACAGTTAATGAAATTTTTGAAAAACTAGAAGATATTGAAATAAAACTATCTAATATCACAAAAGTTTTAGAAAATTTAACTCCTACCAAAAAAAAGACTCTTGTAAAAAAGTAGATAGCTTCTATAATAGGGTATGGTCATTAATATCCTAGATAAGAGTCAGTTTATTAATAGTTTTCTCAAGCCTATTAGTGCTCTGACTGATGCGGTCGTCATAAAGAACGTAAATAACAAACTATTGTGCATTGCAAACAATGAGCAAGGTTTAATTTTATGTGCAACTTATGGTATCGAACTTGAAGATAGCGTTCAGCTTAATATTCCTAACGTTAAACGTTTAGAAAAGGTACTTTCATTCATTGAAGGTGAAAATCTTAAGTTAGAATATAGGTCAAATGCACTATCTTATAAAGATAAAAAGATTAGATTTAAGTATCACTTTCTAGATGATAATATTATTCAATCACCAAAGCTTAGTCTAAAGAAAATTAGTAGTCTTGAGAGTGATATTGAGTTTGATATTCAGTTTTCTAAGATTGCTGAACTTGCAAAGGGTGCAGCATTTGTATCTGAGTCAGATAAGTTATATTTCAATATAAATGAAGAGGGTATTTACGGTGAAATTACTGATAAAACTAATTCATCAGTTGATAGTTATTCAATACTACTAAGTGAAGAAGGTCAGAACGTAGATATGTCATTTCCAGTTCATTTTGATATTGTAAGATTGTTAACTAGTTCAAGTTCAGATAAAATTAACGTTCAAATTAATACTAATCAAGGCTTTTGTATCTTTAACATTGACACCGGTACAAGTAATCTTAAGTATATAGTGTCTGGACTTCAATCATGAGCAATAAAATATCAACATTAGGCTATTTCAAGAAAAGACTTAAAGATAATGGGTTCATAGTACTTGATTTGTTTAAAAATTACAGTGAAAAAGATAATAGACGTTGGACTGTAATGGTGAACCCTAATCATGAGAGTTTAATTATAACTTGTAAAAAAGATCCAGACTTTGAATCACCTATTTTTGAGTTTACTGATTCGGTTTTGAAGATGCCTTTAAAGGTAGCTACTTCATCAATGGAAGTTATTATTGAAAAGTTGTTAACTACATTAAAAATTAGTAATGACAATAAAAATTCCCCTTATTTTAAACCTAAACAATCTTGAAATATAAAATAAACAAATAAAATATTGATATGTCAGAAGATAATATTATAGATGCAGAATTCGAAGAAACCCCTAATGAGGAAACCACTCCGGAAGTAGTAGAAGAACAGACAGAAACTACTGACGAATACCAACCTAACGAAAGAATTAAAGTTCTAATCGTAGGCAAGGGTTATATTGGTGAAACATTAAGTAACTTTTTAGCAATTGACGAAGAAAATGTAGAAGTACATAGTATTAATAGAGAACAAGTTAACTATCTAGATAGACAAGATCTTCTTACGTTTTTTGTTAACTATGAAAATGAAGGAGTTAAATTTGACCATGTTGTTAACTGTGTAGGTTATGCTGGTGAACAGAATATTGATGATGCTAAAGACAATAAAGAGCTAGCATACTATCTAAATGCTATCTTTCCTATCACTCTTGCATCTGTCGTGCAGGAAATGGAAATTCCTTCATTGATTCATATCGGTTCGGGTTGTATTTACACTGGTGTATCAGAAAATGAAAACGGTTGGAAGGAAGAAGACATTCCAAACTTCGGTCTTAACAATGAAGAGTCTTCTTGGTACTCTAAGACCAAGCATGCATCTGAAATGGCATTGACTTCATCGTTTAAGAATGTGTATAGTTTACGTATTCGTATGCCATTTAGTGAAATACCTTCACCTAAGGGTAATAGAAACCTATTTGAAAAGCTTATTAAGTATACAACCATTCTTAATGAAGAGAATAGTGCTACATACTTGTTTGATCTTCATAATACCATTTATAACATTGTTGTATCTAATGAAATTCCATATGGTATCTATAATGTTGTAAGTGATGGTAAGTTCAGTCCTGCTCTATTCATAGAAATCTTGAGAGAAAAGGGAGAGAAGCTTAAAGAAGCTGGTCTTATTGAGGAAGTTTCTGATCTCGATAGATATGAGTTAGTTAACCTTGAACAATTCACGGAAAAGAACCTTACCAAGGAAAATAGAAGTGTGACAATTGTGGATAATAGTCTTGTCAAGGAAATGATTAATATTGAATATGCTAATATCGGTGATAAAGAATTCTTGTCAGGAATTATCGACAACTTTATTGAAAATAGCAAGTCATAAATGAACATTTTAGTCACAGGCGGGTTTGGTTTTATTGGCAGTCACCTTTGCAACTATTTAACCGATAAAGGTTGCAGCGTCTATAATATTGATAATAAAACCTACGCCTGTGACTATGTTAATACTAATAACGTTAAAATTAAAAAGCATTTTAACTTAGATATTAACGAACCTTTTAATTTTAACGATTTTACAAACTTAGATCGAATTGATGCATGTATACATTTAGCTGCTGAAAGTCATGTCGATAATAGCATTAAAAACCCTAACATTTTTGCTTTAACTAATGTTGTTGGTACTATAAATGTACTTAATTTAGCTAAACAACTTCGTATACCTCGTTTTATCCAAGTATCAACAGATGAAGTGTATGGTTCATTAGGTGAAAATGAACCTTCTTGGACAGAAAATACCCCTATTAGTCCAAACTCACCATATTCAGCATCAAAAGCAAGTGGGGATATGATTGCATTATCATATCACCGTACATATGGTATGGATATACGCATTACTCGTTGTTGTAATAACTTTGGTATAGGTCAACACATTGAAAAACTTATCCCTAAATCAATTACCTGCGCTAACAAGTACGGGTTTATCGATATATACGGTGATGGTACAAATGTAAGAGAATGGATACATGCCCATGATCATGCAAGAGGTATTTTTAAAGTGTTGCAGTTTGGTAATGCTGGTGAAATATATAATATAGGCTCAGGAGAAGAATTAACTAATAACGAAATAGCTTCTATGATTAGTACATTTACTGGAACTAATGCGAAGTTAAGCTATATTGAAGATAGGAAAGGTCACGATAAAAGATACTCTTTAAACTTTGATAAGATTGCAAATCTAGGGTTTAAATGCAGGAGATCAATTCGTGATAGTAAAGAATGGGATGAAATGGTTCAGTATTACAAAAAATACCAAAAAGCCTAAAAAGCGATTTCTATATGCAGTAAAAAACGGAGATCACGCTGGTAAATTTATTGCATACATCGATACTCTACAAGATCACCACTGTTTTCTCGCAGTACCAGGTAATGAAAAACTAAAAGTACCTATTAAAGACTTCGAAAACGGGATAGATAATGGGATAGTTAAATTTGTTGAAAAATTACCCAGAGATGTTTTCAAAGTTCTAGAAGCACAACACCTCACTTGACTATTATCAGATTTTTCATATAATATTAATATGAAATCGTTAAAAGATCGCATTCTTAGTGCTAAAACGAAAAGTGAACTTGATTCTTTATGTGAAGAATTTGCAAAATTTACTTCTGTTTCAACAAACACGAAAACTAAAGTAAGAAAAGCTGTAAAGCGACGCATTGATGAACTAGACGGAGCAGTTCAAACTAAAAAAGCCAAAAAGACTAAAAAGACTAAAGGTGAATAATGACAACTCTTATTCTTGATGCAAATAATCTTTTGTATCGTACTTTTTGGTTTTCTAAAAATAATTTAGAGGGTGAAGACTTATCTACCCTTATGTTTTTACGAGCTGTAAAGTCGTATGTTGATAAATTTAAGCCAGATCAAGTTTATGCTGCCTGGGATAAAAAGTTAACCTACCCTTCTACTAACTTTCGTAAGAATACTTCAAATGGTGCATACAAAAGCAATCGTGATAGTGAGGTAGCTAAAGAAGCTCACCGTAATGATGAACTAATCAAAGATCTACTTAACTGTTTGGGTATTAAAAGTATGTACCCTAACGTTATGGAAGCAGATGACGTTATTGCTTATCTTTGTCACAAGTTACCTGGTAAGAAGTTTGTTGTTACTGTTGATAAGGACCTGTATCAACTTATTAATGATACAACTTTTGTGTTTAACCCTATTCAGAAAGTAACAGTCACACCAGATAACTTTATGACTTATACAAAAGGGGTTAGTTTAGATCATTTTCTTGATTATAAAGCATTAGTTGGTGATAATAGTGATAACATCAAAGGTTTATACAAAGTAGGTCATAAACGAGCACTTAATTTGATTGAGAAGTTCAAAGATCAATCAATTGATCAAGTGTTGAATGAACAACAGTATGATATCTATAAGAAAAATATTCAAATTATGGATCTTAAACTTGGTTATAAACATTACCCAGATGAAGAACCGATTTATTCGTCTCAAATGGGTGAAGGTATGCCTGAAAAAGACTTAGATACATTTTTTGATCATTGTGTAGAAAATAAGTATGGTTCAATTATGAAAAATAAAGATAAATGGATTAATACTTTCAAATTAAAAGATTCACTACAAGAAGCTATAGCTAAATTAAATATTTGATATGAATAATAACATTAATAATATGCATATGGTACGGCCAGTACCTATTACCAGCCCTATTTCTGGTAATCCAGTGCATCCTAGGTTACGTACATTTGAAAGAAATGGTGAAAGAATAACTGAGGCCCATTGGATTGATCCTAACAGCGGTACTTTTATTAGAAAAGGCGTTGTTTCTATTGAACCATTAGAGAAATAGTATATAATCCTCCTTGGTATGATATTACCTGAGGCATACATCGTACAAAAATTTTATCAATACGCTGGACGGCCGAAGTATAATAGACTTGCAAAGACTTACCAAGGAGGATGTCCTGTGTGTAGAGAGGGTAAGTCTTGGGGTAAAAAACGTCGGTTGTTCTATGTTGTAAAAGATAATTTCGTTCATTGTCACAATTGTGGTTGGCATTCTAATCCTATGAACTGGATTGTTGAAGTGTCGAGCATGACTGTAGGTGAAATATACAAGGAAGCAGAAGAGTATGATCTGTTACCTAAAGATCTTTCCGCAGATGTTGATATAAGTGCAGTTGTAAAGAAAGCTTTACATAAATCATTACCAGAAGATAGTATTAATCTATTTGATGAAGGTCAAATAAAGTATTATAACTCAAATGCATTAGTACAAACTGCTCTTAACTACATAAAAAAACGTAAATTAGATAAGGCTATTAATAGACCTAAAGCCCTTTACTTCTCACTTAAAGATAAAGTACATAAGAATAGACTTATCATACCTTTCCACGATGTCTCCGGTAAGATCATCTTTTATCAAAGTAGAACTATCATTGAGAACTACAAAGTTAAGCTACCTAAGTATCTAGGCAAGATCGACAGTGATAGAAGTTTGTTTAATATTGATAAAATTAAAGAAGACATTGATCAGATTTACATTATAGAAGGTCCAATTGATGCTTTCTTTGTTGAAAATGGTGTAGCTGTTGCGGGTATCAATGAAAGTAGTGATAATCTTTATACTAAACTACAAAATACTCAGTTAATGAAGTTTCCGTTTCATGAAAGAGTTATTGCACTAGACTCCCAATGGCAAGATAAAGCTTCACTTAAGAAAACGAAAACATTATTAGAGAAAGGTCATAAAGTATTCATATGGCCTAAGAAGTTTGGTATAAAGTTTAAAGATTTTAATGAAATGTGTATAACTTTAGACATAGAAAAAGTCCCTAATAATTTTTTAATGCAAAATACATTCAAAGGATTACCGGGACTTGTAAAATTATCTCAAATTATATACTAAACATCTGCACTATGCATATAACCTTTAAGATTCTCAATAAGAGCACTTAAATCCATTGCAACTCTAGCAATCTTTTTGGTTTCAGCACTAGCAATCTTATTAAAAAGGGTGTCGCAACTGGCTTGATGTAATTTAGACTGTACAGAATCGCCTTCACTATTAAGATAGTTAGTAAATTCTTGCATTTTAGATATCCAACTAGCCAACTCCTGGGCTTGAGCAGCATTGTTAGCCTTTACCATGTCTTCAGGTGACTGTTGAGGGGCATCGACATTGAAATCAGCTGCATCAGTTTCAGGATCAAGCTGTGTTTCCATAGCCTCTGTATCTGTAATCTCTACTGTTTCGTCTTGCTCAAGTAATGTAATAAAACGTTTACTAAAAAAGCTCATACATTTATTTAATCTCTCCTATAAATAATAATATGGCAAGTAATAAATTACTTTTAGAAGATCAAATACAAATGTACAATAAGTGGGTTCGTGGTATTGCTACCAGAGAGCAAAAGCCTTCTCACGTTACGGTAGGTGATTTATTACAAGCTAGCGGTACTAACGATAGAAATAAAGCTCCCTTAGAGCTCCCTTACCCTATGACGCATATCATTGAAGATATGGGTGCTTTATTCTTAGCAGCAGATAATATTGAAGCTAAAGCAAGACAAACTAAAGAAAACCCGTTAGTTACAGAGAGTGAAGACGCTACTGAACATTTAAATAACTTTATTAAACGTTGTGGTAAGATTAAGCATATCTTAAACAATATGACTAAAGATTTAGATGTAATTGTTCAGCGTAAACCATTCGAGAGTGGTAATGCAGAGTCCTAATATTAAATTATATTAGTGGAATTAGTTAAATCTTTATTAATTTTATTTTCAGTTAGTGCTTCTGTGGCTGGGTGTTTCTATTTGCTTAGTTTACCATTTTTCCCGGTATTTGGTCTTGCTACTATCTTTCAAATATTTGTTTATAATTTGTTTTCTAACTGGAGAAAACAAAGAGCTGAAATTGAGTTTGAAACAATCCAAAATGAGCGTATAAAAGAATTTTCTAAACAAGGAATTGAATGTATCTGTCCAGATGAAAATTGTGCTGCTAAAACTTATGTACCTATACGGTTAGACTTAGAAAATAAGTACGAATGCCCTAAATGTAAAAAGAGTGTAAAGGTATATATTGGGTCAAAAACATTTTTAGAAACCACACCTGTTAGTGATGACCCGTTTAAGAATTTTAATTTTGTAGAAGGAAAAGATTATGACAATTAATTTTAATGAATCAGAGAATAAAGCTATACCACCTGTAGGTGATACACCATCTACGGAAAGATATCATGGTACTGCTTACTATGATTCTTATAACAAAGGTATATTGGCCGCAAAAGCTACGTTAGATGAAAAGAATAAAGAAAAGATTTTAGATAACCTAATTAGAGTTGTTATGGACGATATACTCGAACAAAACTCTAAGAATATTTCTGCTAACAGTAACATTCTAAAACTTAATATGCAGGTAATTGAAAATGCATTAAAAAATACCAAGCTAAGTAATTTTAACTTTGACCCTAAACGGGTAGCCTCTATAATTGAAGGGTATGGAAAATTCATTGAACAAAAAAACAATTGAAGATATGACACCTGAAGAAATTTCAAGGTGGATTTGTCTTTTTGAGGCAGTTAATTATGTAGCTACAAAAGCAGAAAAGATTGGAATGGACATTGACAAGAATGACTCATGGATCAAACCATTAGCATTTAAAAATTACATATCAGAGATGTATCAAAGTACCCTTATTAATTATAAGATGGGTGATGTTGAGGTAGAACCAAGATCAGTAAAGGAATATATTTACAGAGAAAATGCATTACATACTTAATACAAGTTTTCAAGCCCCGGGTGGAGTTAGTTTAAGACCTCGTATAGGTGGTCCAACTAGATTTGGTATGCAAACTGAATCTGCTCCATTAACTAACTCTAAATTTGAACCCGGTGAGATATATACTATAGTTTATATCAAAAAAATTGAAGACGGTGTTGAGTATACGTTCAAGTCCGGTAAGGGTAAAGTAGTTACTGAAGTTTTTGCAAGTTGTAATGATGCAGATAAACTTATAGCTAATATGAGAGGTGAAACTCTACCGGACTACGATTCGTTTTATAATAATAGTTCGCGAGGTTAAGGTCCAAACGGACCGGCTTCAGGAGCTTCCGTGTTACCGTAGCCTCCGTAAACATTATCATAATCAAACCCTGAATAGTCAAATATTGCTTTAGATAACTCTTCAAGATCCCCATCATAACTCTTAGGTGAGGATCTATCTTGCATTCCACCATCAAGTACACCTGAGAACTTATCATCATATACCTGATCACTTCCACCTTCAGCACTAAGACCAGGTTCAAAGCTATAATCATAACGTTTAGCTTTTATCATCCAAACATAATGACCTGCTAATGGGTTTATTCTTGCAACATCTTCATCTAAACGTTCGGTAATTTCAAATTTCTTACCTGTACGGGGATAAGGTCTATCATCTCCAAATTCTGTTAACTCAATTATATCACCAGCTTTGGGTTCTTGTAAATATCCAAATGTTTGATAAAATGCACTAATGTGTATATAACCTGTAAACTCGTCATCAGAATCAAAACCATACTTTTGAAGTATAACTGCATTTTCTTGCAACTCGAGTAGTACAATTATTTGTTTTGGGTCTTTAAACACCTTAGTAGGTTCTTCACCGTAAATGTTACCGGGTCCAGCTTCAGGTATACCATCTGCAGATAAAGTATTGTAGGGGTTTTGCCAATATGTAACTCTTTGACCATATAAACATATTTGTTCAAACCACCAATTACTAATAACAAGCCTTTCACATAAAGTGTTATCCTTATCAGTAAATCTAAAACAGGGGTTGCATGTTTTTGGTTTAGGGTAAATTGAACCACTGCTATTTGGGGTAGGAACACCAGGTAAAAACCCTGGCATAATTTGATTAGTACCTGTATACCATGCAATAGACATTATCTTAGATAACTCCTTTTATTCTTGTTAGTTCTCATTAGGTAATACCTACCGTCAGGTTTTACTCCTAAAGCTACACCAGATTTTTTTAAACCTTTTGGACGCCTTATATCCCTGACACCGAAATGTTTTGATAATTTGTATGCATCTTGAGGACTAATATAAACAAATTTTGGTCCTCCGGGTTTTTGCATTACTTTAAAACTATTTGGTAATTCTAAATTCGTTCTTAAGTATTCTGGTACTGTTGTTGCGTGTTTTCTAGTACCAGGGTCTCTTACAACAGCATGTTGTTGTCTATGATTTGTTTTACCGGTGTTAAAAAATGACTCTGAGTACATTTCATCATAATTATGATTAATTAAGTTGTATAACTTATCAATATACTCTGTGTTGCGTAAAAATTTAAAAGTTAAATTACCTACTGAAAATTCTCCCATACCTTTGAGACCTTCTTGTCTCATTTTCTTTATTTTCTGAAATAATTTTCTACCATAATTGTATAATGTTTCAGATTTACCTGAGTCATCTTTGTACTTGTTAGTTAACTCTTCTAACTTGTCAATTTGAACCTTAATATCTTCAAATTTCTTTTTAACGTCTTCGTCTTTTATACTTGGTGGGTTATATTCTGGTTTTTTGACCCATTTACCCTCTTGTAAAGAATACAAGCCAGACGATACATGAGGTTCTTTTGTGTCTTGAAAGTACATTTCTACTTCATGACCCTTTAACTTAATATCATGTTTGGTATTCCATATAAAACGGATACCATCTAAAGCTGCTTTAACTAAATCCGTATCTTCGTCAATTTTGTTAAAGTCTAATAAGATGTGAACGTCTAAATCACTTTTTGGGGTGTAGTTGTAATTAGCTAAGCTACCTGTTAATTGTATATCGTCAATTTTAGGAAGTTTTATAGGTACATTAGCTAGGAAATCCTTAGTAATATCAATAAGCTTTTTACGTAAAGCAGGAATCATTTTATCCTTTACGTAAAATTTAGGGTTTAAAGTTTCGTTGTAAAACTTCACATTAATATTTAAGCAAAAAAAATGCCTACCAAGCGCTTGGCAGGCATTTTTGAACTACTCTATTTTGTTCGTTTAACCATTACGTTGGAAAAACTCCTGATTACCACCCTTAATCTTGCTCTTAACAACATTAGCGGAACCCTTAGGTGAAGTTGGATGTCCCTTTCTCATACCTGTGATAGGAGTACCTTCATCACCGTCATTACCAACCTTGTCAGTAACTTTACCGTCGCCGCCTTTGCTACCTACATTAGAGGTATGAGCGGACTTAACGACGTTGTTCTTACCAGAAGGTTTTTCGGGGTTACCTTTCTTCTGGTTAACAAGTGGATGACCTAAATCTTCTGCTTCAATTTCTTCACCGAAATAGTTAAAGGTCTCTTCGTCCTCATCTTCCATTTCGTCCTCGTCAGCTTCTTCATCTTCGTCAGCGTCGTCTTCTTCCATTTCTTCGAAGCCGCCAGCTGCCTGTTCGTCCTCATCACCAAGATCTCCTTCGGGTTCCATGTCGGCTTCATCATCGCCGCCTTCTCCACCGTCAAGAACATCCATAAGAACGTCATGAAGTTTCTGTGCTAAATCTTTATCAATGGTAATCGTGACTTCATCTCCTCCCATTTCAACGTCATCGCCGCCCTCGTCATCACCGATGCCAAGCTCAACTGCGTCAAACTGTTCGTCATCCATCACTTCCTCGTATAAACGATCAAAAATAGACTTATTCTTTGCCATACTATTATTTATATTCTCTTTTGCAATTTTCTTGTTTTCAGCTTTGAAATATGTATCTGCTCCTTCATCAGAGCTTTGTTTAATATCAAAAGCATTGTCATCTCCAATAGCTGGGTTGTCTGGGTCTAATTCAGTACTTTTAAAATTATCAGCCCCCTTAGGTCCAGAATTGTCATGTACAAAGCCTTGAGTACTTGCATCATTACCAACTGGAATGTTTTTAATACCTTTAGAAGCTGCAGCATAAGTTTTATCTATTGCTTTACCTGGCTTTAATTGTTGTTTAGCAGCTGCTTTACCAGGTGGGTTACCTGCTACTGCAGCGTACGCTTCTTCAATTTGAATAAGATCTCTTTTTCTATTCATGATTTTTAATATTTAAGTATTTTTCTGCTAATAAAGACATATCTCTGTCACCATGCGAGTTAAATGACTCTTTTTTAACTTCATTACCGGTAATTTTCTTATAAGCCATAGCTTGACCTAATTCATCTTCATCTTTTTTACCAGCTTTCATTTTTTTATGAAAATTCTTAACCCAAACTTTCATCGCTTTTTCTCTATCACCAAAATTGAGTGTTTCATCCTCAATATCATAATCATCACCATACTTAGCTTTGGCCTCAATATGCTTTCTAATTACTTTAATAGCATCTTCTAAAGACATTTCTTCATCTTCGTTATCATAGTATGATTTATCTTCTGGAAAAGCATTATCATCTTCCTGATCTTCTTCTCTATTTCTTTCTTCTTTGCCTTTTTCATCGGCATCAGGATCTTCTGCATCAGGATCAATACCTCTACTTCTTAAATCTTCTTCTCTATTATAATAAGGGTCGTCATATTCTTCTTCATCTGGATCATCAATGTTAGGACTACCACCCGAAGCAGGATCATCAGGTGTATCTTGAGAAAATCTCATAGATGTTTCGCCTGGTTGTTCATCACCCATGGCTTCATCACCCCAACTTTCAGGTTGTTGATTAGGGCCTAAATCTTCAGCTTCTTCATCATGTTCTATGGAATTAATATCGACTTCCATTGTACCGTGGTTGGTATCGATCTGTACATTATCGTCATCAATATAGGCAATAGTACCATACATATATAAATCTTGAGTACCGTATCTACCAGAGCGTAAATCATTTAAACTTCTACCAGCGTTAACTTTTACCTTATCACCCACTTGAAATTTTACTTCTTCGTCTTCGTAATTCTGAACTGGGTTTTGATCTTCAGCTTTATCAGCCATTTCTTGACCAAATGCACTTGATTGTTCATCTTCACTAAAGCTTTCGTATAATTTTGACAAATTTTCTAAGTCTCTTTTACGATTCATGTCTATATTTATTCATTTTTTAGTTAAATAACAGTATATGAAACCTACCCGTGATTTTTATTTGGGTAATCCTAACTTGCCTACAGAGAATACTCAGTTTGAGTGGACACCGGCAATGATTAAAGATTTGAAGAAGGCAAAACAAAACCTTCTTTACTTCGCAGAAAATTTCTTCTTTATTGTTAACCTAGATCGTGGTCGTGAAAAGATTGGTCTACACTCTTGCCAGAAAAGAGCACTAAGGGGTATGAGAGATAATCGTTTCTTTATATTACTTGCCTCAAGACAGATAGGAAAAACGACCATGATGACAATTTACACATTATGGCATGCTTGTTTTAATAATGATCAACGTATTCTTATTGTTGCTAACAAAGAAGGTACTGCAAAAGAGATATTTTCACGTATTCGAATGGCATATGAAGAGTTACCTAACTGGTTAAAGCCTGGTGTTACTGAATATGGTAAAGAATCGTTGAAATTAACTAACGGTACATCAATAGGTATTAGTACCACAACAGGAACAGCTGCTCGTGGTCAATCTATTAACGTGCTAGTACTAGACGAGTTAGCATTTATTGAACCTCACTTGGTGGATCAGTTTTGGAAATCTGTTTTCCCTGTAATTTCATCATCGAAAAAGTCTAAAATCTTTATAGCATCTACCGCAAACGGTACAGATAACCTGTTTTACAAGATTTGGAATGGTGCTATTGAATATAAAAACGGTTGGGGTTACGATAAAATCTTATGGCATGAGGTTCCTGGTAGAGATGAACAGTGGAGGTACGAAACCATGCGTACTATTGGTAGTGAAGAAGCATTTAACCAAGAGTTCGGGTGTGAATTCATATCTTCTGGTGAATTAGCTATAAATGAAGAGTTATTCGAAGCTTTAAAGGTAAATTGTCAAAAACCAAAGATTGTAATGGAGGAAAACAATTACAAAATTTGGAGACAACCGGATGACAACGGGGTATATGTAGCAGGTGTTGATATTGCTGAAGGTGTACACCAAAATGCTAGTGTAATTCAAATATTAGACTTAAAAGACCTTAATAATATAGAGCAAGTAGCCACATATTGGAGTAATACCATAAATCCCTTTAACTTTACCAGTAAATTACACGAAATTCTGTTGCAATGGGGTAGTCCCCCGGCATTAATTGAAAGAAATAGCTGTGGAGCCCAGGTAGTTGATCATTTATACCATACTTTACGTTATGGAAACATAGTTTCATTTGAAGCAGGCCAAGGAAAAGCTAAAAATAACAGGTTAGGCGTTATATCTCACACAAATACCAAGTATAGATGTGTGATGAACATGAGATATTTCGTAAATGAACTACAAGCAGTTAATATTCGTGAGTTAGAAACATTAGTAGAGATTAAAAACTTCATAAAATATCCTAATGGTAAGTGGGCTGCTAAGCCTGGTATAGATATGATGGATGACCGTGTTATGTCCCTTGGTTGGGCTCTATTAATATTAGATAACGACCTTATTAGACGGTATTTTGACGTGTTGCGGTTTGATTCCAACGGTAGACCTGCTGAAATCAGACGTTATGACTATGATTACGGTACAAATCTTAACAAAAAGTTGTTTAGCTGGGGTGAAGAAGACGAAACTGACCAGGTTGATACAATAGTCTTTACAGAAAAAACCGGGTCAGATGATAATTCTGAGTTAGATTGGATGAAACAGAATGGTTGGACGCCGGTAGGTGACTTTCAAACTCATAGATCGTTTACTCCTGCTGCTAACTCATGGTTAGTTTAAATATATTCAATGACTACATACTCACAATCACCGTTTAACAAGGAAAGAAAGGATAAATTTGTCCTTGTTATACCTACACCAAAGGTATTACGGGATGATATATCAAAAACGGTGAGAGATAACAAGTTTGTTAACCCAGACTCGGTGCAATTTTCAATTTACGGTAGTGTTATACCAGAAGTTAGTGTACCTGAAGTGGAAACACGCTATAGCGGTCAGAATTTACACATTACTAGTCATAATCGCCCAACTTACCCACCAATTGATATAAATTTCACAATTGATAATAGATTTAGCAACTATTGGTTCATTTATTCGTGGTTGAATAAATTGCAAGATGATTATGCAGGTTATTTTGACGCGAGTAAAGATTATAAACCAGGAATGGTTGTTGAAGATTTGTATATGGCCAATTTTACCATTTATGGTTTAGATGAATACAACAAAAAGGTAGTTCAATTTGATTTTTCAAAGGGATTCCCTACCAGGATCGGGGGAATTAGTTATTCATACAGAGACCCCGACGAAATTGAGTCGTCATTTACCTTGGCTTACAGTCAGTTTACGGTTAAGCTTCTTCAAGTTTGACATATTTATTAAAAAGGTGCATTTTAGACTTTTATATCTAAAAATGCATAAATATCGATATGGCACGAAGAACTATACAAAGTCCTGGTGTAGAAATTAATGAAGTAGATTTGTCCTTGCGTCCAGCAGACAAAATAGGTACAAATATTTTCATTACAGGTTTCTCTCCTGACGGACCAAATGATGAAATTGTACAGGTATCCAGTTTATCAGAATTCACTCAGATTTATGGGGCCCCAACTAACCCAGCAGAAAGATATTTCTACCATACAGTAGCAGAATCTTTTAAAAGCAGAGCCAATATTTTGGTAAACAGATTACCATATGGTGAAAATTTAGGTTCTGGGTTTTCAAACAATTATTTTGCGACTGTTTACCCGGTTGTACCTATTAATCAAACAGCATTTGATGCATTAAGTGGTACCGTAAACAGTTATTTGTCAGCTAATATTGATCAACAAGGTGGTCAAACCGAAACTCAATTCAGCCCAGCTTCAGCAGGGGATGATATTATATATTGTGTCGGTAAACCAACATTCCTTTCATTAACACAAGAGCAATATACAGCAATTATAGACGACTCTGCTTTTCAATGGAGTGATACCCCAGGTATACCAGGTAGTTTTGAAGTAGATAATACTCAATCAACAACAGCAACTCAATTAGCTACGTTGGCTAAGGCTGGTATTATAGTTTTAAATACAGCAAAAACTACAGTTAATCAAAAGTTTTAAGGTTATTACTTAAACATTGCTGATAATACTAATCTTTATGCCTCGACTGATTATGATGATATTGTAAAAGTAAAAGTTTCAAAAGATGAAACAAATAAAACCCAACAATATAGCGTTCTTCAAACCATACCTGAGTCTAGATTAAACTTCTTATTATCTGCTGATTATAACAGTGAAGCTACCCCGGCAAACTTATCGTTAACTCAAGAAAGTATACCAACATTCAAAATTAATACCCCATCTTTTGATGATACGTTAATATTTGGTTTATACAAATTAAGACAGTCGGTATTTTCACCTGAAGTTACAAAACTTGATTATATTTTAGAAGAAGGTTATTTTGGAAGTATAGATTATTATAGACAAATTAATAACCCTAACGGTGGTGCTCCTATGAGTTTCTACTTACCGCAAATATTAACAAATAATAGTGTTAATTTAGCAGTTAAGATTAATAAAAACATAATGGGTAGAGGTTCATCTGGTAATCTTAATGATGACGGTACACCGAACAGAAAAGTGAGAGTAATCACAACCCAGCTTGTTAATAACTATTATGAAAGTGGTACAACAGGTGATGCAAATACGTCTTACAGAGAAATTGTAGGTTTACCTCAAGCAAACATTTCTAATATTGCTGCTGGTAATTATATTTACGATGTTAATGGAAATAAAAGAACAGAAGAATTTTCAATAGGAGATGCTTCACTATTACCTGCAGGTTCTTACAGCACCACTAAAGAAACTAATAATGAAATTGGTGACTTACCTGGTAAGTTAGATAGAGTATTTGATAGATTAGCTAATATTGATTTATTTGATATTGATATCATGACTGATGGTGGTTTAAGTACAATTCAAACTACAGTAAAGAATACAGCTAACACATCAAATCTAAACAAATATTTCGATGATAGGGATGCCCTAACCGGTATTGCTGGTTTAGGTACAACCGGTATTACATTAGATGCTGATGCAAGTAAAATTAGATCATCTTGGGCAACTATTACTAATAAGTTTATTAACTTTGCAAGTAATGTAAGAAAAGATTTTATCTTTATATCTGACCCAATTCGTCAAATTTTAATATCTGGCGACAATACAAAAGGTATTAATATACCAGGTCAGACATTCCCGTTAAACATTTTAACACCATTAAAACAAATCTACAGTATTATTAATACAAATTATGCTGCAGCTTATGCATCATATGCCCAGGTTTATGATAATGGTGTTGGAGGTCAGGTTTGGATTCCATTCTCTGGTATAGCAGCTGCGAATTACGCTCGCACCGATGCAAGTTTTGCACCATGGTATGCACCAGCTGGTTTCACTAGAGGGTTGGTTGCAGTAAATGATATTGCATTATATCCAAATCAGAAACAAAGAGATCAGTTATATGATCAAGTCAATATAAACCCTGTTGCGTTCTTCCCGAGCGAAGGGTTTGTTATATTTGGTCAGAAGACACTTCAAAGTCAACCAAGTGCGTTTGACAGAGTAAATGTTCGTCGTTTGTTCCTTTACTTAGAAAAACGTACAAGGGAAACAGTGAAGTATTTCGTCTTCGAGCCAAACACCCTGTTTACCAGGACAAACGTCATAAACGTTCTAACCCCAATCTTTGAAGATGCAAAGAACAATGAAGGCCTTTATGATTATCTCATTGTTTGCGACGAACGTAATAATACGCCAGACGTCATCGATGCCAATGAATTGGTAGTAGATATATACTTGAAACCAGTTAGAGCTGCTGAGTTTATCTTAGTAAACTTCTATGCTACGCGCACTGGTACTGATTTTAGCGAAATTGTCGGTTAACCAATAGCTTAAATTAGTACATCTTCCTAAACCGGGTCGTAAGGCCCGGTTTTTTTATCAAAAGATAACAAGTAAGCATAAATAATGATATGCCAGACGTACGTCAAACAATATCTGATTTTTACAGAGTAGCAGTAGAACGTGACTTCGCAAGAGATTTTCAATTCAGAGTCTTAAGCATTGACTCAGGTGGCGCCAGTTCCGTCACATTTGATGAAGATGACCTTGTGTATTGCACAGCTGCTAATTTACCAGCAAGAGCAATTACTAATGTAGCGGTACCATATATGGGGTTAAATTTTAACGTGCCAGGAAATGCTACATACCCTGGAAGTGACGGTTACACCCTTAACTTTTACAGCGATCAAAACTCAGTACTTAGACAGAAGTTTGAAGATATGTCTAGAGATATTTTTGATGACGCTACTAGTACTGGTAATTATTTTGCACCTAGACAATCTGCTGTTATCGACTTAGTTCAGTTAGATACCCAGTTAGATGCAGTTGCACAATATCAGTTAGTTGGCGCATCAGTTAGAAATGTTGGTGAATTAACGTACAACATTTCTGGCGGCAGTGGTACTATAGTTAACTTTACAGCTACTATGGCATACCACTACTTTAGACGTCGTTAATACTTTACTTTATGATAGAGGTTCTATTTGAGGTTGACGAGGGGCCAGCCTTTACAGAGTATGTAATGTACATAAAAAAGAACGTTAAACGTTCTAGAGCTGGTTGTATATCAGTTTATACCGACAAAAAGCAAGATGATTACCTTTTTGTCGGTTCTTCTTTTGTAGAGCAACGGTTTAGAGGTAAAGGGTACGGTAAATGTATGTACGAGTATGCTATTAACGACAAAGGGGCATTAAAAACCAATTATCATCAAGCTTCTGATCAAGCACAAAATGTCTGGAGGTCATTAATTAAAAAATGCAAGTATAGAAAAGATTTTTTTAGTGGTACT